GTATCGCCATCGTTGAGCGTTAAGCTTGAACCATAGTCATAATAACCAATAAGAGGGTCATTTGTTACAGTGTCATTATAAATGTAAACATAACGGAACGCAGCAACAGAGCCGCCTGACGCAGTAAGCGTTAGATCCGCAAGAACAAGCTTATAAACACCACCTGATTGGCTGGATGAAGTTCTTGTCAGGCTTCTTGAAGACAAGTTGCTGTAACTAATCTGAGTTACATTGCCTAAAATACCATTACCATCAGCAGTTGGGTTAGAACTTTCAGAACCCGGCGCTGTATTTGAGAGAGCAATTACAAGAGAATCACTTCCCAAGTTCATAGCCTCAACTGCGTAGTCAACGAAGTCGTTTATTTTAACAAAGGTTGCCATATCTATCTCCTATCTGGCTTAGCTTTCGTTACCATAGTTACTAATTAATTTCAAACCTTACTGTCTGTTGGGTAAATACCCAGTCAGATCTTTCGCTGTATCTTTAATTACATCACCAGTAGCCATAGTTTCTATAAGAGGCGTCATGCGAATAAGACCTTTAGCTCCGTCTTGCACATCACCAGAAAGCATCTGCCCTATAGAGCTTAATACTTCATAACTCCAATCAGCAGGAGCACCACCTAAAGAAACTAATGCACCAATCTTATCTGGTGGAGCTTGAAACTTTGGTTGGATGGGAAAGTTGTTTTCAAATCCCATTTCACTAGCCATTGCTATACCCCGATAAACCGCATCACTATAAATTGCAGCAAGACCTGAGAAGTCAAAAGATCTCATAATCTTATCCTCTAAATCCATATCCTTCCAAGCCCAGTTTGGGGTGCGTGTGTTTACAATCATATAGCCAAGACCCATAGCAACAGCTATATGAGACAACCGATTGCGAACTGCACCAGAAGCATGGTTAGCAGTAATTTTGCTTAAAGCGCCCATTGTATAGCTGTAAAAAGTAAACGGTAAAGCAAGCAATCCACTTTCTACTCTGCGATATCCTTTAACTCTTGGATCAACAGATGTTTCAAAAGGTAACATTCTAGCTAAATGCTCTGGAATATAAGCAACACCGCTCATTACAATTGGTTTATCTGCTGGCGTACCCATAATAACTCTATTCATAACACCAGATGACAACGCATTTCTAAATGCTTTAACAGCGGCTTCATCAGTCCAAGCCTCTGTATTAGGTAAAAACAAACCACCCTGACTTTTTTCATAAGGTGAGTCAGCTATTTGCTTAGCAAGCTTAGGAGTAATATTATACCTAGCTAAAAACTCTTGTTCAAACTTACTAGCCTTGCCAACACCCAACTTAATCGCTGAGTCAATAATAGTATGACCTCGAACTAAACCATCAAAAGTTTTAATAGCTACAGTTATAGGCGCTAAACCATTCATAATATAAAAAGCATTGTTTAACTTATCGGGAATAGTTTTACTAAACACATCGTTAGTAAGGCTCTCCATGTATTTTAAATGCGTTATACCGCGTGTAATTTCTAAACCTTCGCCAGCAAGATTAAGTTCTCTTTTAGAAAGTTTTAAAGATATATCATCCATTGAGCCAAGCACTGACATACCAATAGATTTAAGCTCATGATCCATAAAAATAGAAGCAGTATCACCAATAGCTGCTAATCCAGAGCCACCAAGAAATGTCCAACTTGTTGCTGTTCTAAGAAAGTCAGCTATTTTTGTATCTATAGCATCAGGACGTTTAAGCGTTGTTCCAACAACTTGATCATAAATAGCAACAAAGTTTTTAATAAACTTATTTATTGTCTGCTCATTAACGCCATCTTTAATTAACCTAGATCTGTAATAATCTATTCGCGCTTCTAGTGGCATTAGCTTGCCAGTTTCTGGATCACGAAAGCGTTTATGATATTCCAGTCGGGGGCCAACACGATTGGTGTAAGCAATCATAACTTCCTTAATGTCAGTCACAATGTAGTCTTTAATTAAGTGATTGGGAATATTAAGGCGACGAGATACAAGCGGGCCGCTGCGACCAAACCCAGTAAAGATTGCATCAACAGCATCCTCGTCTGTTTCTCCAAGAATGTTGTCTATAGTTTCGTTGGCTCTACGCTCAACAGAAACAGGATCAGTTGCTAGCTCTTGTCTTTTAAATAGATTGTCATCGCCCTTAACAATAATCTGAGGATTCTCACGATACCAATTCATTAAGATATTCTTTAAACCTTCTCGGTCTGATTCAATCTTGCGGCGATTAAAGATACGCATAAGATAATTGCTAGGTGATTTAACCGATGGCATTTCATCAATCATATCCATAGCATTATTAATTCTAGCTCTTGTATCATCCATAGCCTTTGCTAAGTCTTGCAAGGCATTACGCATATCTGCTGTAAGATCTAATTCTTTATAAAGCAAAGCTAACTCATCAATTGATTTTGCGTTTTGTATTTTATCAAATGCATCATCAAACTGAGCTATTAAGTTTTGTTTTCCGACAAGATCTTTTTCTAAATCAGCTTTAAATTTAACTTGTTTATTTGTTAAGCCTCTAGTTGTAGCGGTTTTTTGTAAACTCTTTAACTTATTAGTTATTTTTTCTATATCTGTTGAAAGTCTATCTTGCTGTGGACGCATCCAACGTTTGTTTTGCTCAATAATACTTCTAGTAACGCTTTGAAGTTCCATTTGCCGACCAACATTTTTTAAATAGTTGTCTTCAAAAAGATCTTTTGGATTAATAAGTCCAACTTCTTCTAACTCTTTTCCATATTGCTCAAAGAATCCACGCGCAGCTTGAACAGACGCAGCCTCTTGTGGCGTCATCTTATCATATGGCACTTCATCAACCATTAAGCGACCAATGTGATTGTACCACTCATCAGGTGCAAAGCTATCCTTACCTAACTTGCGACGAATACGCTCATAATATTCTCCAACAGGAACATTAAAGAACTCAGCAGTAGGATTACGCGAGCTTACTTCACGATAGCTTTGATTAATAACATCAAGCGCCTTAAACCAATCACCTTGACGTCTTGCAGATTCAGTAAACGCAGAACTGCCTACACTTTTGCCAAGTTGATTCATAGCAAAGGGCATTCCATTATCGCCACCAAGCTGAAGCATATCCATCTTAGCCCAGTCTGGTAATAACTTATCTTGTATTGTTACACGAAGAGGCGTTGGTATTGCTTTCATAAACCAAGAATTAGTAAACCACTCACCAGTAAAAGATAAATCTTCGCCTCTTTTTGCTGGCTCGTCAGATACACTATTAAGATATTCTTTGTATCTACGACCAAAGGTTGCTTGCCTAGCTTGCGCAGAAATAGGTCTATTAAGCGCTGCTCCTATACCATATCCGAGTAAACCGCCAACAGCCGCTGTACCCATTGTATAAAGCGCTGCGTCTCCTATTTCAGCTATTGGGTCTTTACCCTCACTAATCTCAGTAAGCGCCTCAGTAAGCGTAATACTGCCATCTACAACTGCTGCATCTAGAGCGCCTATTTTGGCAAGGTTTTGAGCAGTAAGATTTTTACCTTGCATTAATTGTTTTGCGCGCGCAATTTGTCTAACGCTGCCTTGAAAGCCTAAAGCGTTAAGCCCTTTGCCAAGATGCAAAGAAGCAGCAACACCGCCGTAAGGAATAGCAATAGATGCATGAAGGCTAGGATCGGTAAGAAATAAATTAAGACCAGTAGAGCGATTTAATACGCTATAATTATCTCTACGCTTTTGTATAAACTCTAGCGCAGAAATAAAGTTATCTTGAGAACCAATTCCAAACAAACGAAGATAACGGGCATCTTCTTCATTAAACCCTTGTTTTTCTATTACTGTTTCAACACGATCAATTGACTCTGGATCGTAAGTAGAAATCCTAGAATAGAAATTTAATTGATTTTTTATTGGATTAAATATTCTTCCATACTGAGCATTACCTGTTTGCCCTATTGTTGGCACTGTAGACTGCATTGGCTGTCTGCCAATATTAAAAGGTCTTGCCTCTGGAACAGTTATCTTCATTTATTTAAACCAGTTATTATTGGCTGCTTTCTCAGGCTTCCATCATTATTGTGTGTGTTTGTATAAAGCTTGTCCCATGCATATAGCTCTGGAAATGCAGAAAGCTGTTGTTGTACGGTCATGGTCATTATTTCAGTATCAGTGTACTGTGGATAAAGCTCAGTGCGTAATGGACGCGGTGGAACAGCATGAGCAGCTGCATATTGTTCTTTTAAAGAACCATCAAGATTATAGTAATTTCCATATCTAGAATCCCATGCTTCTATATTAGAAAATGCAGACGCTAACTGACTTCTATTCATTGTCATAATTTCTGTATCAGTATATTTAGGATCTCGATTTGGCCTTGGTGGTACATTAGTAGGCAAGTTTTGTATTTCTTCTATTTCCTGCAAAGACAAATTTAAATCTTTAGCATTCTTAGATCCTGTATAAACTTCGCGCCGACTTCTAAAAATATTTAATGCTGTTGTATTATCACCAAAAATTTCTTTGTACGTTGCCATGTTAGAAGGATTATTAATAAATGTTTCTTCATCCATGTGAGGAAGGCTTGCTAAGTAATTTATTTCTGCAATAGCCCTTTCAGCTTTTGGAGCGTCTGCATTGTTAGCTACAGTTAAATTATTAAAAGACTGAAGAGTTAGATCTTGTTTTCTTGTTGATTCAGTTTTTTCTAAAGTCCAAGTTTGGTCATTAATCATAATAGGTTGGAAGCTATCAAACTGATCTAGATATCCAACTTCATACATAGGAACACCTGACTCAATAGACGAAACAACAGGATTGTATTTTAAATCTATATTTAAAGCAGCTAAACCTTGTCTTATTCTATTTCTATCAGACAGCTCTTCATTAGCACCTACTCCAGTAGTAAACATTTCAACAATAGCTCTTGACGTAAGCATTACATCCCCACCAAGAATACCACCTAAAGTAAAAGCCATTGTATCAAGTGCATTATCTCCTTTTAAAAGATCATTAAACTGACCTGAATCAGCAAGAAGATTTGTTAGCTGGTTTCTGTTTGCTATAATTTCATCATTTGAAAAATAATTATTCCTAGGGAATGCAGTGCTATCACCAATATAAGGCCCAACAACACTAGGATCTTTTTTCATCTTTGAAGTGTAGGTATTTATTACAGAAGATATTAAATCCTCAGTAATTACATTACCCCTTACTTTTTGCATCCGAAGAGTTGCTAATATTTCTTTTTTATAATTACTACTCATTGGGTAAGTGTCTAATGCTCTGTTGATATTTCCATTTTTTGGCAAATCAAGATCTGCCTTAATATCATTATCAACATTTCCATCGTAGTTTCTAAACTCAAGAGCAATAGACAATGGCTCTACGCCTTGTTCGCGAGCAACAAAGTTCATTGCAGAATATAATGCGTATGTTTCTGGACTAAGATTTTTACGCATTATATCTAAATTAGTGCGTCGACCATCTTCGGTAGTAGCTTCAAGATTAGAAAATTTATCAAACACTTGGATTGCATTATTTAAAACATCTTCACTATTTGAAGTAAGGGCAGATTCCATAGCTACTTTAACAGATGGAAGTACAACGCCTTGATTAAGAGCTTCTACGATTTGAGGAAACTCAAGCATATTAGCAGCATTTATAAACTCATCTTTAAATAAATAAGAATCATACTCTGCTAAATCATTAGGGCTAGCAGTAGAAAGATTGCTTTGAATAGCATCTATCTTCATACCAATAATATATCTATCGTTTTGCTCTGTAACTGCTTCTAGTTTTCTATCTAAATAAGCAGAAGTGCTTGAAGCATCAAACTTGTAAACCTCTCTAAGCAAATTGTAAGCTTCTTTAACATTGCCTTTTAAATCTGTTCTTTCTTGAGTTACAGAATTTTTTAAGTTTTGAATATCTACCTTGCTTAACTTTATTCTGTCTACTTTTATTCTAGATTGTTCGGCAAAGTTTTGCCTAGCAAGTCCTATTAAAGTTTGCTGAATTGTTTCATCTAATCCAGATGCTTCTATGTTTGATAAAGCAGACTGAAAGCTTGCATTTAAATCAGTAGAATTTTTAAAATCAATTAAGCTTTGACGTAATCTATTTTCTTTTTCTAAGTCAGCTTTACTTTCCATCCGAGTTAAAGCCGCTCGTCTTTCGCTAATCTCAGTTGCAAGATTAGATCTTTGCTCTTGAGTCATTCCTTGTATTTGTCTTGCTACAGACTCACCTTGATCACCACCAATTAAATCAGCTATTGCTTGATAATCTGGTGAGGATTCATCTAAAAGAGCTTCAGAAATAATGTCTATATCAGATGCTTTTTTGCCAGCCGCGTCTAGGTTTTTTTCCACCCATTTTGCTAGCAACTCTGACATTACTTCATTTTTAACAGACTTGTCTTCAATTTTTGCTCCCATAGCTTCTATATCTGCTACCAATGTCGAAGCGCTTATAGTTGAACCTACTTCAGATAGAATGCTATTAGTCTGGTTCTCTACATATTCATCAGCAATAGAGGCAAAAGAATCTAAACCAGCAAGCAAAGTAGGTATGCTTGTTGTTGTCTTGGCTTCTAAAGCTAAAGTCTCTAAGTTATTACTGCCTATTTTATTAGCCAAGCTACTCATAATATTTGGCTTAGTAAGGCCAAGCTTAAATAAAGATTGATCTGAAGGCGACAGCGTAGAGTATATATCTATAAGATTATTGTTAGCATATAACCCTTCAAGCCCATCAATGCGATCATTGGCTGATCTCCATTGTTTAAATGTCATGCTGTCTGTGTCTTTTAAATCTAAATACCTAGCGCGAAGAGAGTTTGCTAAACTTGTTATGTCTTCATTAGATGCACCAGCCCCAATAAGATTAACCAGCTTTTTTTCATCAAGATAACCAGACATTAACTGCTGATTTATTAATGCTTTCTTTGCCGCTTCAGCCTGTTTTTTTGCTAAAGATGCATATGTGCTAGCTACATATTCTTTTCCAGCTTCTTCAATGTATCTACTATAAGGAGTTGCTTCACCTTCTGAGTTGTACATTTCCTGTATGTAATTACTTATACGGGATTTATATTGATCTGCACTTGAAGAGCTAGACGCAAACTCTGAACCCTTAGCAGCAAACTCACTAAGAATAGATTCTTCAAATCTACGATCAATCATGTTTTGATATGATCTAGCAGCAATAGTTCCAAATGAAGCAGGCGGCGTGTAAGCCACAGGCATATTAGTAGTAGGATCAATAGCAATTATTTTATCAGATGGTTGAGATTGAGCAGCTTTTTTACCAGCAGCCTCTGCATTTTGAGCAGCTTCTCTATATGCAAGTTGAGAAATCCTTGAAGCTGCGTTACTAATAGCTTCACCTACTTGCGCGCCGCCAGCATCTGAGCGCACAACACCAACAGGCTGATTAAAGACTTGAGTTCTTTGTCTAATAACAGCCATTTACTTGCCTCCTCCACCACCGCGCGGTGCGGCTGGCGCTTTTACAGTTTGATATTGATAAATACCCTGAGAAGCAGTGCCAACAGCACTAAATAAAGACGCAGTTAAAGCATTGTCTCCACGTCTTCTTTCAGCCATAGCTGCTGATTTAGACTTCATATTTTGAAACTGAATTTGTTGATCTATGCGACCAGTGTCTTGAGCAATAATTTCCTTTTGTCTATCTAAGAATGCTTGAACACTTCTATCAGAACCAACATCACGACCAGCAGCAGCAAATGCAGCTATATTAGCTGATGTTGCTAAGTCATACTCTTCCTTTCTTGCCCTAGACATTTGCATAGCTTGAGTTTTATTTAAGGCTTGATCTGTTTTAATTTGAAAAGCATTTAATTTAGATGCTTCTCGTTGAGCAACACCAGCAGATATTTGACCAAATACACTTAATGCACTTGCTCCAATCATAGCCATTGTTATTGGTTCCATTAGACTATTAACTCCGCTACTATTCCATTAATCTGTAAGCCTAGTGGCTTGTCTTGCTCAATAGTTATCTGTGGATTCCTATTGTAACCCAAAGTCTTTATTTCTTTTTTGCCAGTAAAACTTGAACTAACAACATCGTTTGAATTTACCTTCATTGATTCCGTTGATTTAACATCAACAACAATGTTGGTAATTCCTCTTGTTGTGCCAGTCGAAGGCCCATTGCCCATGTTTGCATCTATTGGATTGCTTACTAACTTAGCAGTAAACTTCTTGCCAAACTCAGCGCTCTCATAAGTATTAACAAAATCACTAACCGCAATTGTATTGCCCATAGAATTACCATGAACTGTGCAATAATACTTTAAAGAAGCTGGCGCATCACTAGCCACTACTATAGTAACCTTTGCTCCAGCTTGCCCAGCGGTTCCTGTTGTTGTTACACCAGTTGTGTAAGACGCATCTGCGCTTGTTCTAAATGCAAAAGGATGCCCAGAGTTTGATGAATCTGAAAGATCAAACACATATGTATTACCGCGAGAAAAACTAAGAGTAGGAGCAGAACCAGATATGCCAGCTATTGCATACTTATTGCCGCCATCATTTACTACAGTAACTGTATAATTTACTGTTGAGGGAGTAGCATATGCAGACAAATCAATGTCATCATTACTATCTACAGTGAACTGATTTAAGTAAGTATAGCCGCTAGAAGAAGCATACCCATATACATCAACTACATCTCCATTGCTATAAACGTCACTTGCATCTACTTTATTGGCAACAACAGATTTACTTTGCCATAAATCTAAGCCTCTATCTGTATCAAACTCACAAAGATGTAACTTACCATTGCTGTCATATACATTTGCAAACAATCTACTGTGTATTGCTATAACAGATCCAAAGCTACCAGACGTGCTAACCCTAGTCCAAGCCGCTCTCTTCTCAGCCCTATTAGAGGTAAACAGAATTAAATCACCATTAGTTAGTGAGAAAGCGGCATATGAATCTGCAAGATTAAATCCACTATGAGCCACAGATAAATACTTTGGAGAATCAATTAAGTGAGAAGCTAAAGTCGAAATAGCAGATGCTGTATATGCATCTTCAGAATCACTGTATAAATATTCTCTAATAATCCTACCATTCTTCTGCACAAATATAGTCGCACCATCTATAGATGTTGGTGTTACAAACTCTGTACCATATGGTGTTTGCATTCTTATCTGAGCGTTAGTCGGAGTAATTGCTTGATTCAAGTAAGTAGGAACATATAGTTCACCAGTAGAAGTAAACACTTGAAGATCACGATTAGAAATCATGTATCTTATTTCATGAGAATCACCAGTTGCAGCGACCAAGTTAATTGAATCATCATCAGCAGCTTCACCTACATCAAAGTTAAAAAAGCTACCAATCTTACTCATCCATATTGTATCAGGCTCAGATAACGTGCCGCCAAAACACAACCTGTTTTCATGGAATACAACAGCAGCAGGATATCCCCTTACAGCAGAGAATGATTGCTCATCCCATGTTGTTGTTGGAGCATGACAGGATATAGACACATGACCGCCACCATCTTCGCTGCTAGATGCGGAGCCACCAGCCTGATATGTGTAAGTATTATCATCTATTATTTCTCTAACCTGATCTGTAACATTTAAATTACCACTATTAATACCACCTGTTGCAGAAGCATCTTGTACTGTAATTGCATCACCAACATTAAGGCCATGATTAATTTGAGTAACTTCAACCGTGCTTGAGCCGTCTCTTGTTCTAAGTGGATTAAGAACAGATAAACGTGCAACAAGCTCATCAACAACAGTACCTGCTATTGTTGCTGCATCTGTTACTGCTGTAATTTCTATTTCCTGTTCGTGATATCTAATTATTGTACCAACATGGCCTGATGAAAAATAAGCTGGACTGCCTTTAACTCCAGTATCTATTCTATAACCTCCCGTAGCAGAGGTTGTAGTAATACTGGTAACTGTTTTAAAATACTTTGTTGAAGTTGCTGCTGAGTTGCTAGTTGTATTAATGGTTTCACTAATAGATGTTCCGCTTATATTAGTGCCATTGATTGTATGTGTTCTTGTAGAACTTATAGAAGGCGTAATTACTATTTGCCTTGCTTCTGGAAATATTCCAGTTTTTCCAAATTCTGATGCTGCCGCAGGAGTAGGAACCCAAGGTGTATATCCAATGCCTGTGTCAAGCGCTACTGCGGTTACATCATAATATACAAACCCTGTAATTGATCCACTTACTGCACTTGGGTCAAACAAAAGACTAGAGCTTTGAAATCTTGAGTACGGTTGATAAGTAACCTTATTATCTGCTCGCGCATCAAATGAATAAGTATCTATTTCAAAAGAAGTAAGGCTTGTTCTTGTAAGCATTCTAGGTGCAAACAAAGGATGCGATATAAACATAACATCGCCATATTGAGCAGCTGTATATTCTTGCAAATATTGCTGATCAAATGGAAGTGCTACTGAATCAACATCAGTAGTAAGCGTCTGAACTAAAGTTACATTGCCATTTGTCTCAAGTTGAAAACATCTTACTTTTTGATGCTCAATAGATATTATATACTCTTCATTGTCATCAAATATAAATTTGTATAAATGAGATTGCTCTGGATAAGTCGAATTAAAAGTAATTCCATAATTATATATATGCTTTAGGCCAGTTCTCTTCTTTACAGAGCCTTCGCTCATAACAATTAAGTTTTCTAATCGTTGAGCCGACTGTCCATAAACAGGTGAATCCGTTCTCATTATTAATGAGTCACTGATTTCTCCATACTGAAAGCTGTTAATTGGAACTCTTACTTTCTGCATTAACTGCGCCTTTCAGCAATAAACCTCGATGTTGTTAGCTTGCGCGTTGTTTGCTGCTGAGAATCAATGTTCCTAGCCTTCATAAACAATGCCGCAGCTTTCTGCTCCATTAACTGAGCAAGCTGTGCATCTCTAGCTAAAGAGATTGCAAAGGAACCAGCAAGAGTAAACTCAATTGCTGTAGTAAAGTAAGAAGGCCAGCTAGACTCAGGCGCTCTCTCAACATAATCTAAGACAACGGTATCGCTTGCATCCGCGTCACAGAATATTTTATTACTATAGATATCGTACTTAATCAGTGCATCGTTAATAGTTATGCCTATTACCGTAACGCAAGATGCAGGAATATGATAAGACGCTGAGAACCTACCCTTTGGAGCGGTTGCTAAGCGTGTAAGATTTATCTGAGTTGTAGCAAAGCGCCAACGAAAAGAAGCAAATGAAGTTTGTATTATGTCTTCATATAAAGCATTAGCTACTTTTGCTTCAGATGTACTAGCTGCAAAGTCGGTAATCCCGTCAGCACCAATAAGATATAATGCGTTGCTTGCAACTTCTAATGATGAATCAGCTACTCTTGGCATGTTGGTTTGGGGGCCGAAGCCCCCACTCCTTTAGGTATCAGTTGCGCTAATTGTATTACCATCAACAACGTCAACCGCAGTGGTTGCAACGCCGTTAAAGTAAGTCAATGTAGCTACTGGTGTGCCGCCTGATGCAGAAATAACGAAAATAACATCGTTAATATTTAGCATCGGGTGAGCATCTTCAAAGTAATCTTCTGCACGAACAACAGAAAAAGCATCTGTTGTAGTATAGTGCCACAAAGAAACACCAGAAGCACCACTCAAACGAGTAAGGTTTGCTGAATTATAAGCCATGATTAATCCTCTTAGTTATTATCAAGGACTTCATAGATACCATCGCTATCAATAACGACAGCACCCATAGACATCATTGATGTGGCAAGGTGTGAGACTTTTTCCGCAATATAGTTTACCTCAGTTTGAACATCAGCATTTACGCCAAGCCCTACTGAAGATGTATGGTACGAAAAGTTTTTACCACCAGCTACAGCAGACGTTGAAAAGATCTTGAATCCCAAGAACTCTTTCATTGTCATACCGCCAGCAAACGGCAAGTTCTGAGGGCCAACGTAATCAGAAGAAGCAAACTCGTTAATGTTAAACAAGTCAGCAAAACCAGAAGGAGACATAGCTAAGTAGCGTTGTCCGTCTTCTGGAACGTCAGCATTCCCAAGAGTTTCAAACAATGACAACAAGTCAGCTTTGCTTACTGCGCTGCCAGTTGCACCAATCTGAGTGCTGTTAGCACCAGCATCCATTGCTGTGATTAAGATTTCATCAGTCTTACGACCGAGTGCAGCAGCAGCAGATTGTGCTACAGCTTGACGCTCGTTGATGTTAATCTTTAATTCATCAAGCTTGTCCATATACTCTGAAGCATAGAAGTCAGCCATTGTTACTTCAACATTGGTATGCGCTAACTCCATTGGAGTTACGTTGCCATTGCGAGATTTAGTAGTTGCAGTGCCTTTTCCGATTACTTGGAAACGAGCAGTTGAACCTGTGACATTTGTCGTACGCACAGTGTTCCGTAACTTGGAACCCATACGCTGATACGCCATATGTACTTCAGTTTCAAACTGCTTGATAAAGGCTTGATCAATAGTATTAGCCATTTTTACAGTCCTATTAGAAGTTTCAGTTAATCACAGGTATCCGCTTTTCTATCTCAACAAGGGTATCCTTACGGGCCTCTCAATGTATTACGGGCTGTCGTGGTTCATCATAAACACAATTTTGATCTAAATTGCAACGAACAAATTCAACATACTTATTTCCGTTCTGTGTAGAAACGCCAACAGGATCAAATCCTAGCCATGTTGCCCAGCTTACCATGCCCTCATAATCAGCAAGAATTGTCATAGACATATGCGATTGGCTTTGATCAAAAAACTCTACTAACATCTTCGATCCGCGTGCTAGCATAGTAAAGTTTTCCTTTATTTTATTGGAAAACATTGCAAACATTTGAGGCCAATCCTGATCCTCACAAAACCAAAGACCGCCAACAAACAAAAGTTCACCTCCATCTTTACGACAAACATAAGCCTCAGATGTTTTGCTCATTACTTCTAATGCAGTCCTTACATCGCAGTAACCAAGTAATTTTATTTCTCTGCGATTTTCTTTTGAAAGAACTCTTTCAAGCTCATCAATGTGAAAAGATCTAAGGGGAGTCAAATAATAACTCCCCCTTTTTATAATCTTAACCTCTGTAGAGTAATTTAAATCCATCATCTACCTGCTTTATAAAGTTTGGATCTCTATTTCTAGGCTCCCAATACCTTGGGTCTTTCATCATTTCTTGCAAGCTTGCTTCTGTTACAGATGGAGATGGGCTAGTATTGCCAGCAAAGTTACCATCCTTCATTTTTTCCATAATAGTTTCTAAGGCTATAATCCCCTCATGAGATTCGCACATACGCTCAATAGCTGGCAGTGCATCCTCTGGGAAAAACTTATTAGCAAACATAGATGCAGCTTCAATTCTTGTGCTGGCATTATCACCAAGCTTTGCCGACTCAGCTTCTATATCTGGTTGGCTTCCATTAATTGCCTGAGCATACATTTCTATGCCTTTTTGAAACTCTTCTTGACCATATCCGTTTTCAAAAGAATGCTCAGACCACCACTGCAAGAGTTCATTATCAACAGCAAGATCATCATCAACAATATCTGGAAGCTGATAATCACCAGCAGTTTCTGGCCTATCAGCAAAAGCTTCTGTTTTTATTTCTTCAAGCAAAGCTTCTCGTATTTCTTCATCCTTGCCGCCAAGCTTAGATTCAAGTTCCTTATACGCCTTTGCTAAATCCTCACCTGTTTTATATTTCTCAGGCAACCACTCTGGACGCTCAGGCGCAGCCGCCTGATCTACATCTTCTTGAATTACAAAATCACGGCCATCTGCTTCTGCTGCTTCAATTGCTGCTTCATCACTCATTTGTCTTTACTCCTATGTGCATGTGATATGCGCTGTTCAAGAAGGCCAACTATATACCGCTGCCCCTCTATATGTCTTAGCTCTTCTGTAGATACATTAGGCCCATTAACCATCTCAATAGTTACAGACCTGAGATATTGAAGCACAGCCTTTCCAGTAGGCGTGTTAAATATCTGAGCTATATTCTTGCTTATTTCAACGTCTCTATCTATGTGACGCTGTATTCCGTCTATGCCAATATTAGCCTTCGTCGCCAACTTGCATTCCTTGTTGCTGTTGAGCCATTTGCTGTTGAGCCATTTGCTGCGCAACCGCAGCTATTTGTCTACGCTGTTCTTCGTCACGAATCAAGCTCTCTGGTACACCAAACTTTTTAGATAGGAATATAGCAGTCTTTTCTGAGTCAATTAACATTTGCATCATCTCAGGGCCAAAGGCTCCACCAACAAGCTCTAAGAAACGCGCAACACTTGAGATATCCTCATTTGCTTGTGCTTGAGCGAGCGGAGATACAGATCGCACTTTAACTTCCCTACCATTTACTGTAGGTACTTCTATGCGGCCCTGCTTCTTTAGGATGTAAATTACACGTTGAAGTACGGGCTGCACGAGTTCAGCTTGCAATCTCCCAAATGAAGAACCCATTCTCCTAGATAAGTCAGCCATTCTTTCGGCCACCTCAGTTGCAGTCGCAGGAGTTTTGTTAGGATCAGCAAGCATATCCATGAACAAAGCCTTGCGAATATTAAGGCGCATATCATTAAGAACAAGCTGCGCTACATCAAAGCGACCCGCTGCTTGTATAGGCTGCAAGCCAGCAGAACCCATAGCTTTTGGTATAATAGTCCCTGGGACTAAATTAATTGTATCAACATTAACTACGCCATCATCTTCCATCTGATATATACCAGAGATAGACATCTGAGCATTTTCAAGAATAAGCTCAATGGTTAAGTTTGTAGTTTTAATAGCAGACAGAGCATTAAGAATAGGCCCACGACCATACACCTCGCCAGAACACTTAGACCACCTAAAACAAATAAAGGGATTAGATCCGACGCCCTTCATTTGTTTTTCGTATAGCGTTGTTTTGGTACTCATGCAGAATGCATAGTGATAGTAAGCCTCCTCGTTTCGCTTACTGTAGTCGCGGCATACAAGTTCAAGAACAGTAGTTTCTCTGTCCTTGCCCATTTGTTGCTCGACCTTTGGATCAAACTTACCATCAGGAAAGAGAATCCTTAGATCATCAAACGGAATCTTCTTACGCTCTCTAAATACATGGTCAATTTTATCGTCTGGCCCAGTATCAAGTACGACATGTGGAAGGGGTATTGCGGTAAAGTTTACTGGATTAATTGAATCCCCTTCTTCGACGCACAAGACACCAGTACCAACAGCCAAGTCCATAAAGGATTCATGAACCTCTTGGCTGAAATTGGAGTTCTGCAATACCTCGAATACATATTCAGTAACTTCATCTAGCTCATTATCAATTGCTTCACGCTGATCCTTTGGCACCTCACTGCCAGACACAAGATCAGCCCACCTAGCAAAGTTAGGCACAATGCCAGACTGCAATCTGCTAGCAAACTCTTGAACACCAACTACTGCTGTTTCATCAAAGATCTTTTCATCCCTGCGTTGCCCAGCTTCTTCATAATAAAACGACTCACGTTGAGGCAGAGCGTATTCATAACACTCCTCAAAGAGAGGAACCCAGTTTTCCCGAAAGGCTTTTGCCTTCTGGTACTTCTTTAGTTTTTGCTCTGCCAATGTATTCATGAGTTAAACCGTCCTAAGAATCCAGCGCCACCAGAGCGAAACAAAGATCTTCGACCACGACCGCCGCGCATACCGCGCTGCTGCGTTCTTGCAGATAAAGCTTCGCTAATATCTTCGCGTTTACTCTCTGCGCGTTTTTCTACTTCTTCTCGTTTAGCAATATCTGCTTCAACCCTTTGATCTGCTGCTGCTTGCTTTTCGTCACTAGAGGGGCCACCACCACCAAAACACATAGCTATCTCCTACATTCTAGACCAAACGCCAGCGGATCTGCGTGCGCGTGGGCCTTTGTTAAACACATCAAAGTTTCTTTTAGCTACCACAGGCTTAGACGGTTTCTGATTATTCATCAAGGCTCGTCCTTCGCCAGCACCTAACAAGAGGTATTGAAGTGCGTCATGAATATGCGAATACATGTTTTTATCTGGTTTGTCAGCATATCTTTCACCAGACACTTCCATGCGCTTATACTGATAGCCACCCTCAAAGCCCTTAATAAGCTGTGGACAGCGCCTATCAATTAAAAATGCTGGCTTACCTTCGGTCATCTTGTTCAGCTGGGAGCTAACTGATTCAAGACGTAGGTCAACAGAGTTGGAGGGCGCTGGAAACGCCTTCAAGCCAGCACCGCGCAGAATATGAAAAGGAGTCGATTCATCAGTCTGCGCTCTAAAGTCTCCCGCTGGATCGCCGTAAATATATACATCAGAACATTCTGAAAATCTTGTGGCTATTTCCTGTCGCAATACTTCTGCAAATCTTACAATACCCATATCAAATGCAACGACTTCAGCTTGGATTAGCCATCTTCCCCTTACCTTTTGCCCTAGCACGGCGGCGGGGGTTAGGCCAAAGTCTAAGCCGACATAAAGGGGCAACGAAGCGGCAATGGCGATTTCTTCTTTTGCAACATGCGTGTCTGCTGCGAACATTGGGTATATAGGTTTGCCATCTTGAATGGTTCCAAGCTGGTTCATTACATAAACATCTATCCAACTTTTTGTCTTACCTTGAATTAAATTAGGGTAATAAGACTTTAACATATGCTTTGTGTTCTCAGCCTTGGAGTTTGGAGTGTAACCCTCTACTTCACCTTCTTCATTCTTCTGCGCCACCATCCCAGAGGGCTGCGTATAGAAAGACCAGTTGTCTGGTTTAACCAGCATCTTAGCTTGCTCACGCGGAATATGATCTGGGATTGGAACCTCTCCAGCCATAATGGGCCACCAATGATCTTCCTCAGGGGCGTTGGTATCGGCAATAACGCCAGTCCAACTAGGGCCACCATCACGCATAGAAGGAAACCGCCCAACACGCATCGTACATGCGTCAATAATACTTTTAGGAATCTCTCGCGCCTCGTTAATCCAGATGCCAGTAAGTTCCAAAGATAAGAGTTTCTTAACATCTTCTGGCCTATCAAGTGCAAGGAAAATAACCTCAAGGTCTATGTCTCCCTTTTTAATGCGGTGAGTGTACGGAACAGACCAAGTGAATCTACCCCAGTCGCTTTCGGGAAACCAATCAAGCCAAGTCTTAATAGTGGTGGTTCTTAGCTGCGGGTTGGTATTACGAATAATAGCCCAGCGGCTTTTGCGTATACCGCCTTCTGATTTCTTTTGAGAAAGTGCGCGGCGAAATACTTCAACACAGCAACCAACAGATTTACCAGAACCAACTGGGCCTCTTACGCCACGAAAAAACGTATCGTCTTTCATAAAGGCTTTGAGTACGTCACCATCTGGTTTGTACTTGAAGTCAGTCATTTTTGCAGCAAACTCTTTTTAGTTGCCCCGCCTCTTTTACTTCTTGTTTTTGCTGCTTCTACGGCAAGCTCTATAGTATTATATCTAGGAAATTTTTTACCTGTTCTATCCTCAAATGACTTAGCTTCATTCCAAGCCTTATCTCCTTTAAGGAATTTGGGCTGCTTTGTTTTTGAATCAAACCATATTGTTGGTATGTTCCACGCTTTTCCTTCTGGAGACTTCTCACTTGCTAAGTATTCTGTAGCAGATCTACCGCCAACAGTTTTTATAGGCTTGTGTTTTTTAGGATCAAATGGAATTAAATCAGCCATTATCTTAAACCCCTGTTGACTCCAAAACGAATCATGTCTTCCACAACTTCTGGCGCAATGCTTTCAATAAGCTTATCGCACTCAGCATTGGTAACAAAAGACTTGCCATGCTTTTCTTCTATGTAAGCAAAGTGAACCTTGCGAACAATGCCGCGAAGAAGATCTAAGTCTTGCTGCTTAATGGTAGTTATAAAGCTCACTGTTACCCTAAATCTTTTTCTAAAAGCTCTTGAAGCGGCTGACCAATACAAGGCTTTGCTTCCTCATACATAGCCTCAATCATTTCTAATTGATCTTTAAAGCTGTCACACTTTAAGACGGCACTTGCCATCTGTTTAAATCTCCATACTTGAGTTACTTCATTCATGTTCTATACCTCCTCACTTTGTTGGCAATAGCTTTCGGTTGAGCCACATGCTGCTTACCTGCTGCCTTACCCTTTCGTTTAGCTGCGGTTGTAGCTGCATATTCAGAATCACTAAGAGCAGCAATAGCCTTACTAGGAAGATAACGCTCACCAGTCTCACTGGACTTTTTGCCAGACTTGGTGCGCCATTTCTGCTTGCCCCAGTTAAGTAATGACTTCTGCGGAGCCTTCATCTGTAGCCGCCACCAGCAGCTTTATACCTCTTAGCAAGCAACTGCGCTTTCCTTGCCGACCACTTGCCAGCAGCAGTGCCTTGAACATTCGCAGCCTTTATCCTGTTAAACAAAGACTTCCGCATCTTAGGCTTGGTATAATTACCAGCAGCATTAACGGCCATTACATATGCTTCCCTTCTTTGTCCCACTTGGCCTCAATAGACTCAAGCTGCTTTAATAAACTCTTATATCTAGGATGCTTATCCCTAATGTACTTAACTGCATTGCCAGTAACATTAATATATCTACGCTTCATCTTGTCTGACATCGAGGCATCAGGTTCGTCACGCTCAACGTCAGGAACCATCTCCTCGAACTTAGCCATCTCCTTAGAAAGCCGATCATAACGCTGCTCTACAGTTTCAGCCACTATTTCTTCTTTCCACTTGGCTTCTGCTTGGGAGGACGCCCAACCTTAGATCCATAAGTTCCCTTACCCTTTGGCATTAGTAATCCCCCATGTTAGTGGGCATCAGCAAAGAACGAGCCTGATAACCCTTTCGCTTTACATCTTCCAACTTAGGCTTATCCCTCTTAACCTTATCCATAGCCAAAGAAGGTAACTCACCAAACTCAGGCTTCTGAGCCGCATACAGAGCTGAGGCGCTAGGCCCACTATTTCCAAAACACATAACTATACCTTTCCCGCATTAACACTTCCACTTTCGTAAAGCTAAAGCCTTTCTAGTCGGACGGCCCTTCTCATCTTTCATCGGCCCCTTTACACCACTCATTCTAGCGCAGAAAGATTTCTTTCTAGGTCCGCCCTTAGGTTGAGGCGGCTGTAGATTAGAGCCTTGGGTTCGATTAAAATACCTGCGACCAGCAGCGTTTAAACCACCCTCAGGATTCTGATATTTTTTTGCGACCATAACCTTTACTCTTCAATAAAAGCTTCGCCTTGGAATTAGACTTCCGAATAGGCATCTTCTCAGGCTTCTTAGAATATCTCATTTCTCACCCTTAACAGATAAAATATTTTTTGAGAACCTTTTTTAAGAAAAATGTGAGTAGGGGATCAGTAACATAGCGTGAGCATAGAGTTTTTCCCCCCACCCCTTACCCTAGATCAATTGAGACTTTAATGTCCCCCGCCACTTGCACCTGAGAGCGATCAATAGGTTTATAGCCAGCACGATCCAGCAAATCCTTACTAGCCTCAAGCTGAACGTACTCAGACTTAGCACTCGTAGCTAACCTACGCACTGTACCAACAGCCAGAGTAGCACTCAATCCAAACTCATCATTCATCCGCTGCATCAGGTACTGCTGCACATGTGGTAACTTCATTGTCTTGGTTGCAGTCACTCTTCCAGATTCACCCTTAGCATATCCAGCCAACTCTGCTGCTTGTGCTATCGTACAACCTTTTGCTACAATCGTGTCTACTAACGCCGTCTGTTTATCAGTCAGCTTCTTGTTTGCTGGAACCATGTCACCCCTGTTTTCTAAGCTCAGTCAATATTAAAACATCTATCGTATGTCTCATTCGCTAGCCCCCCTCTCCCTCTCTCCCCCCATTACGACACCATTTCTTATATGGCTGTCAATAGTGACGTTACGTAACTATACTAATTACCCTACGTCACACCTGATTATTACAGTTGACAGGGTGGCAATGACCTTTGCTGCGATACCGTAGAACAGCCACCTTAGTCAGTCTCTCCATGTCTTTTCTCAGCTCGCGGTAGGGTCATTGCAAGAAGAGTTGCATGACACTTATTATCTGTCTGTTGAGTCATGCAACAATCGCTTCTGCGGCGTCATTGCAGTCACAGACCCTGCCTATGATTATCTCACAGCTGCCACTTTGCTTTGGCAAAGCTGGCTTGCTGCTTATAATCACAGGAGGCTCTTGTATGTCTGCATGACACCTTATCAGCGATGCATCTCTCCCTCACACACAATCTATGAATTATAACTTCCAGTTGGGCCACCGTATTTCATCTGAGTCAATGATGACATGGACGCTGCATCAGACAAGCTGACGCTGCATCCATATCACCAGCAGAGCTGGCGCTTACGCGTCTTTGACACAGTTGAAATCCTTATGGCGTCTAATCTGTATACATAGAAGACTGTGTATGAACGATAGATATAGGAGAATATAACATGACTATCGCTACTTTGATTAACGAACTAAGCTTTGAATATGACCGCTTTGACTATGAGACAAAGGACTTCTTGCCGCATGATGAGATGAGCTTTGCCCGCAAAGTACTAATGGAGAAGATGCTCGACGGATTATTCTTCTTACGATACGGCGGCAAGAACGGCGTTGATTCAGAAGTCAACGCTAACAACAAGAAGAACCGTTACGAGGCTGATCGCAAGTTGTTCGATGGCACTGAGATAAGCACTCAGCGGATACGCGGATCATTTGGAGCGGCTCAAGCGGCACAATACAAGCACGAACAACTTGACGATATGTACAAGGATATGCAGATGGCATGGTTTGATGCCAATGGCGAATGGTACACACCATACGGCGCACCTGTTGGATATTCATACGGATCACAGAACGTAACTCAACAGGAGGTAGACATCCCGCAAGAACTGTTGGACATGGATGCAGAAATGGGCATCAACGTTGAGGTTGCTAACGACCTAATTGAACCGTCGAAGAAGAAGAAAGCTTAACAGAAGGGGGCATCAGCCCCCTTTTTTATTTTGCTAAGGTCACTTCTAGGAGGCACGCCAAGAGGGGTAAGTGTGTGCAGCAGTAAGCTGCATGCAGTCATCAGCAAAATCAAAATTAAAAAAGGAAGCCAAATGTTAAAAACAGTTTGGATTGCATTCGTTGCATTCAGTTCACCAGAAGATTGCGATCAGTTTGTAAAAAAGAATCCGTCACTTGTTCATGGTGAAATACAATGTGTCATTCATAAACATGAGGTGCCAGCAATAAAACCAAAACAAAAACCAAAGTGACGTAACGTAACTAATGACAGTAACTATTGTCACTGCAATACTGCAGGGCATAACCCACGGAGAACTAACATGTATACAACTTTATCACTGCACGACATCACTAACATCACAATAGATGAGCGTGTAAGCAAAACCTATGTAACTAGAAAACTAACAATGACAGATAAAAATGGTGACCAAGCTTTTGTTACCCTTTTTGCAGATGATCGTAATGCATTAACATTTAATTATAATCCAATAGAAGACATAAGGGAGAACGCAGCATGAAACATTTCTCAATGAACGACTTCAACTTTCCCGTTGAACAACAACCAATCCATGACCAGCTTGGCAATATCATTGCTGGTCATCAAGCTGTTGTGCGTACCGACACCGATCAAGTGTTGGGCGTACACGGGTCACGCTACAAGATTGTATCACACGATGATGTAGTCAACTCAGTTCTCGACGGAGTAAAGTCAGCAGATCTATCAGACGATTATGAAGTCAGCGTCGATGTGCTTGAAGACGGTCGCAAGCTAAGAGGTGAGATACTATTTAATAACATTGTTATTGAACCAGATGTCGGTGACTACGTTAAGTTCCGAGTAAACTTCTTTAATAGCTACGATGCGTCTTGGTCTTTTTCTCAGGTAGCAGATGCTTATAGATTATGGTGTAAAAATGGTTGCACTACACCAGACGCAGTGGCGCGCAGTAGATACAAGCACACTGCATCGATCAACGTCGAAGGCGCAGCAGCCAAAGTAATCAATGGCCTTGAGCACTTTCAATCACGCAAAGATGTGTGGCAAAGCTGGATGCAAACTAAGCTAGAGCAACCACAGATCGAAAACTTCTTTAAGAAGACTGTCTGCAAAGCATTCACACGTCAGCAGTCAATCACCAAGACCAACGAAAAGCAACTAGAAAACTTGCTAAGTATTTGGAGTGACGAGCGCAGCAGCCTCGGCTCCAATAAGTGGGCACTATACAACTGCCTTACTTACTGGGCTACGCACACACAAGATCTGCGTAAGCCTGAGATCGCTAAGTACAATCGTGAAATACAGATTGCTAGCGCAATGAAGTCAAAACAATGGAACGATATGGTATAAGGAGAATCACCATGCATATCTACAAAAGACCAAACATAAACTATGAACTAATCTTAATTACGCCAGACAAAGCAAGTAAATTGCTAGAAATAAACAGCAAGAATCGGCGTATTAATAAAACTAAAGTTGCTCAATATTCAAGAGATTTAATAAACGGTGACTTTGAATACAACGGTCATACAATATGTACATCTAATACAAACATATTGTTAGACGGTCAGCAAAGATTAACTGCTTGTGTTGAAACTGGCATTTCCTTTTGGACAATTATTGTTGGAGGATTAGCTGAGCAATGTATGGTTACTATAGATAGCGGCAGAACTAGATCATATTCTGATAGGCTTAAGATAAGAGGCTTTGAAAATTACACTGGACTTGCTGCAACCATTACTCACTTATGTTTAATAGCAACGAAACATCCAAAGCATTCTGGATTCACAGCATCACAAATGGATGGTGTTCTAGAGAAACATGGAGCAGTAATAGATAGCGTTAAATATGCTGCGGCAACTTTCACAAGATGTGACCCATTGTTAGGCGCAATACATTACATCGCAAAGCAAACAGGTTACGACAGTCAAGCTGATGAGTTTATTAAAACTTGGAAAGATGGACAGATAAATTATGAAGATGATCCTGTTCATTACATCAGAGAACTAATTAGTCGAGATGCTCTTCGCCAAAAGAAGATGACTACAATTCATAAGATGCGCTTAATAATGTTGTCTTGGAATAAGTTTAAAAGTTACGACACCCTTAAGAGCGCAAAGATTAGCAAGCATGCATATGAAATGGATGGTTGGGATTTAAATACATGTAACTTAATTTTGTAGAGGACAGCATGGTACACGGAGAAGTATACAAAAAGAAAAGCTCTTGGTGGTATAGCAAGCAATCAGATAATAGCGATTTGATTTTATCAACTAAACATAGAACGCAAGGAGATGCTTGGAAAGCTGCTTCTGTAGATTTGAAAGAAGGTCGAATCAATAAGCTTTATGTTTATCACGGAACTGGTTCGCTTAAAGAGATAATGTCGTATGACTTAAACTACTCATGGGAGACAGTAAAATGAGAATGAGTAAACAACATTATGAATTTATTGCAGACACGATTGGGCCAATGGTAGGTTGGCCCTCTCATCTACATTCAATAGCTGATGAGCTAGAGAAGACTAACCCACGTTTTAATCGTGAGAAGTTTTTACAACGTGCAACTAAAGCTTGGGAGGACAACCATGACATACCAAATGTTGATGACCACATCCCTTATTGAATGCCCAGAGTGCTACGGTCATGGCACTCTGACTTACACTAGATTTATTAGGCAAGGTTTCGATGTCGATGTAGGCTATGAAGAAGAATACAAAGACACTTGCTTTAATTGCAATGGTGACTGCGAGATTGAGATTGAACCAGAAGATCTTGACAACGATGAATGAAGTGCTGCACTAATGCAGCATGAAATCATATCTCAAATATCTACAAGACAAAGCAGAGGGGTGCGATATCCCTTTGCTTAAAGCATTCAAGCAAGCTGATGTACCAACATCAACTTACTACCGTACAATTAACTTAGTGTCTGAGCTTAGATATGAAACAGCAAGTAAAGTTTCAAATGCTATTGAGTATCTACACAGGGCTAATGAAATGAGAGAACACGCAAAGAAAGTAGGGCCATCAAAGCGCAAAAACATTTCAATTAGATCTAAGTTTAAGGCTTGAAAAAAGCACAAGCTATTAACTGCATTGCTTGCGAAACAAAAACAACTTGGTTCGTTGCAATACTTAAAAACAATAGCGGCGGTACATACGAGAAACATTGGTACGTCTGCCTTCATTGCTATGAGGAGGACAAGTGGCAAATCGTAACAAGAACAAAGGAACTTACCACGAAAAATGGTTCGTCGACTGGCTTACGAAAGCGGGTATCAAAGCCAAGAGGCAACCCCTCTCAGGCAGTTTGGGAGGAGAGTATAGCGGAGACATCAAGCTTGAACTCTTCGGTCAAGAACTGGTGGGAGAAGTAAAGTATAGGGACAAGTCTAACTTCCCCAGCCCATATACAGTATTAGATAAGCGAGACATTGCTTTCTATAAAAGACGGACAGGCAGTCCGCAAACTCTAGTCATAATGACTGGCGAACAATTCCTTACATTCATGGAGAACGCAAATGCAGAAAGAAATAACACCTGAGTTTGACGGAGATGATTACGTTTCTAGTCGAGACAAACCAAGACTAACACAGCAAATACATCAGGTAAGAATGTATATGGAAAACAATGATTGGTTATCTGTAAAACAAATTTCAGACGATCTTAATTTTCCAGAGCCAAGTGTGTCTGCGCAAATAAGAAATCTAAGAAAAGAAAAATTTGGCTATAGAATTGTAGAGCGCCGCTATCAAGGCAACGGTCTTTATGAATTTAAACTAATACCAAAGGACAATAATAATGAAGAAACCTAAATCAATAGGCACTGCTGTAGCTAGCAGCGTGTGGGATGCACACATTACCAAAGCCACAAGCTCACCTCACTATGCCAAGGAGTACAAAAAATATTCTTATGTACTAGATGAGTATGAAATAATAGCCAAACGCATTAAGAACGGCGAACCTGTTGGCGAGTCATATCTTAAAGGTGAACAGAAGAAAAAACTTCTTGAGCTTACTGACTTACATCACGCTGACTTCAAGAAATACCTTGAGTAAGCTGCGTATATGCAGTAAGCTAACCTATATAATAAAAGGAGAACTTAATGAACCGCAAAGGTTTCATAGGCGGCAGCGACTGCGTAAAAATCATGCAAGGTAACTGGCTTGAGCTATGGCAGATCAAGACTGGTCGCATAGATTCAGACGACTTGTCTCGCAATATTGCAGTACAACTTGGTAGCTGGACTGAAGACTTCAATCTTAAATGGTTTGAGCAGGAGCATGATTGCGTATTGTCTGGACATCAAGAAGAGCTAGAAGATATGATTGGTAATGTGCCAGCTAAAGGTATGATCGATGCTCGCTGGGGATCTCGCATTGTCGAAGCCAAGCACACCAATCCATAC